CTGCCTGACCCCGGGAGGTGCCCATGCCGCTGCCCGCGGAAAACACCCCATGGCCGCCCCCACAGTGGGCACCGTTCTACGGGCGCATGCACGTAGACGACACCTGGTACTCCGGGGAACACCACCGCCTCGACGCCCTCCACCACCAGCACGGCCAGCACCGCCGGAAGCTCTGGGGCAAGCGCCGCCCCGAGCACAAGCGCGAGCACCGCTTGCACGTCCCCCTGCCCGGGGACATCGCGGCCACCTCCGCCGCGCTGATCATCGAGGACATGCCCACCATCCGCGTGGACGACGCCACCACACAGGCCCGCCTTGACGTGCTGCTGGACGAAGGGCACGTGCAACAGGTGCTACTCGGGGCCCTGGAGCAGTGCGCCGCGCTCGGCGGAATCGTGCTGCGCGCCGGCTGGGATACGGACCTCGCTGATCGGCCGCTGCTGGACGTGGCGCAGCCGGACGGGGCCATGCCCGAGTGGCGGCACGGCATCCTCCGCGGCATGACGCTGTGGCGGGAGCTGCCCGGCAGCGACCGCGCCACGGTGTGGCGGCACCTGGAGTGGCACGAGTCCGGGGTCATCGTGGAGGCGCTGTTCAAGGGCCGCCCGGACAACCTCGGCAAGCAGATGCCGCTTGAGGCGCACCCGGAGACCGCGGATCTCGCCGCGGGCGTGGACGGGGACGGCCGCAAGCCGACGGGCATCAAGTCCCTCACGGTCAGTTACATCCCGAACATGCTGCCCAACCGGATGCACCGCGGGTCGCCGGTCGGGCGCAGCGACTACGCGGCGCCGATCTACGACATGTTCGGCTCCCTGGACGAGACGTGGACGAGCTGGATGCGTGACCTGCGCCTGGCCCGGTCCCGGCTGCTCGTTCCCGAGTCGTACCTGTCGAGCGCGGGGCCCGGCGCTGGGGCGGTGTTCGAGGACGACCGCGAGGTGTACGCCAGCCTGCATATCCCGCCGGTTGACGGCGGCGGCGCGCAGATCACCATGAACCAGTTCGAAATCCGGGTGGCCGAGCACCAGCAGACCGCAGAGGCGCTGGTCCGGCAGGCCGCACAGTCCGCCGGCTACTCCGCCCAATCGTTCGGCCTCGACGGTGGCGGGCAGCCCATCACCGCCACCGAGAGCGACAGCCGCGACCAGCGGTCCGAGGTGACCCGCCGCGCCAAGATCGGCAACACCCGCCACCCGCTAGCCGACATCCTCGGCGCCCTGCTGGAGCTGGACAAGGCGCAGCTCAAGACGCCCGGCGTTGCTCCGCAGCGCCCCCAGATCGAGTGGCCGGACGGGGCCGGCGACAGCCTCCAGAGCATCGCGACCAGCCTCGAACTGCTCAACCGGGCCGGGGCCGCCAGCAAAGCGACGCTGGTCAAAGCCCTGCATCCGGAGTGGGACGACACGCAGGTGAAGGCGGAGGTTGCCGCGATCCTCGCGGAGACCGGCGCCGTGCCGGACCCGGTGATCGGAGCCTGACCGGCGGGGGGTGGCGCGCGTGCCGATCGACCCCGGCATGGTCGAGGCGCTGGCCGCCACCACCGGTGCACTGTACGAGGACGCCGAACAGCGGCTCCTCGGAATCGTGGCCCGGGCCCTGGCCGCGGGCCTGGAGTCCCCGGCGTGGGCGGAACGGAAACTCGCCGCGGTGCAGCCCCTCAGGCGCGCCGCACAAGCCGTCGTCGCCGACCTCGCCGACGGGGTACCAGACACCGTACGCACCGCCATTGCGGACGCGTACGGCACCGGCGCGCGGGCAGCGGTGGACGAGCTGGGGCTACTCGGCCGCCGCGCCCGCGCCCTAGTGGACGAACACACCCCGCAGGCCCAGGCCGTTGACCGGCTCGCCGCGGAAACCGTCGACATCGTGACCGCCACGCACCGCGGCATCCTCCGCGGTGTCGAGGACGGGTACCGGCAGGTGATCGCCGAGGTGTCCGGTACGCCGCTCCTCGGCGTCGACACCCGCCGGCAGGCCACACAGCAGGCCATGAGCCGCTTCGCCGGGCGCGGCATCAGTAGCTTCACGGACCGGTCGGGGCGCCGCTGGCAGCTCACCTCCTATGCGGAGATGGCCGTCCGTACGTCCGTCGCCCGCGCGGCCACGGAGGCGCACGCGCAGACCCTCACGGCCGCCGGGGTAGACCTGGTGATCGTCTCCGACTCCCCGCGCGAGTGCCCCCTGTGCCGCCCCTGGGAAGGCAAGGTGCTGGCCCTGTCGGGCCCGGACGGGCCGCACGACGTGCAGGCAGAGCACGGCACCGAGGACGACCGCATGGTGACGGTGCACGTCGCCGGCACGCTCGACGAGGCGCGCCGAGCAGGACTGCAACACCCCAACTGCCGGCACTCCACCTCGGCGTACCTGCCCGGTGTGACCCGCCCGATTCACGCCCGGTCCGACCCGGACGGGTACGAGGCGGGGCAGCGGCAGCGCGCCATTGAGCGGAACATCCGCCGATGGAAGCGCGAGGCCGCCGGCAGCGTCGACCCCGCAGGGAAGCGCGCGGCGCAGGCCAAGGTGCGGGCGTGGCAGGGTGCGATGCGGCAGCATCTCGCCGACCATCCCGACCTCCGCCGGCTCCCCGCCCGGGAGCAGCCCGGCGCGTCGAACCTGCCGCGCCCGCGCCCGCCCGTTGCGGACGTGCACGCGCAGGCCGCGCGCGTGCGCGCGGGCGACCACGACACCATTCGCGAGATGACGGATCACGACCTCGCTGCGGCTGCCCGGTCCCGCACCCTTGACCAGCGCGATCTACACCGCATCGACGCCGAAGCGGAGCGCCGCGACACCGCGGACCTCCTCGACCGCGTACGCCCGAACGGCAGGATCGCCGACGACCTGACCGGCGTCTCCGACGAGGACTTGGCCCGGTCCGTGGCCCACCTCGACGACGACGGGGCCCTGAGGGTGGCCGCCGAGCTCAACCGCCGCGACATCGCGGCCGGCCTGCCGGACACGCACCGGGACCTGATCGGCCTGTCGGATCACGACCTCGCCGCCCGGGCACGCAACGCCAACCCTGGCGAGCTGGCCCGCGTCGCCGAAGAGGCAGACCGGCGCGACCGCCTCGCCACCCTGTACCCCGGCGGGGGTCTGGCCGCGGACCTGTCCGAACTTGGTGACGACCTCCTCGCGTGGGGCCTGCGGTACGCCGACCCCGGCGAGGCCGCGCGGATCGCCGCCGAGGTCGACCGCCGCTACCCGCCCGCCCCGCTACCCGCCGCCTCGACCGCAGCCGACCCCGTTGACGCCCTGCTCGCCGACCGGGCCGCGCTCGACGAGGCGCTGCAACCCGCCGCCCCGCTTGACGAGTGGGGGGTGCAGGGCGACTCCCCCGAGTGGGGAGCGTGGGCCGAGGGGGAGGGCGCGCAGGCGCTCGCCGAGGCTGCCGCCGCCGCTGAGGCTGCGGGGGCCGGCGGCGGTGCTGAGACCGTGCAGCGGCTCACGCGGGCGCAGGCCCGCGCGATGTACGCCGAGTACGTGTGGTCCCAGTACCTCGCCGCCGAGGACGAGCTGCGCGGGGTGCTGCTCAACGCCCGCGGCCGGGCGGCCGGCATCGATCCGTCCGCCCTGTTCTCCGGGCCCGCACGCACCGCGTACGCGTACGCGAGCGACGAGCTGACGGAGTGGTGGGCCGCCAACGGCCGGCTCACGCAGGCCGAGTTCGTGGAGGCCTCGACGGGCGTACGATCGGCAGCAGCCGAGACCGCCCGCAAAGCCGAGGCGGACGCCCAGAACCGGAGGTAGCCGGTGGCCCGCCAGGACATCGCGCAGGCCCTCGCAGACGGGGCCGCGGCCGGGAGCCGCGGAGACCCGCCGAGCACCTGCCCCCACCCGCGTACGTCGCTGCTGCGGCGCGCGTGGGTCGCCGGGTACGCCCGTACCCGACCGCTGCCCGCCTTGCCGGACCCCGACGACCGGTAGCAGCACCGCACCACCCGAGGCCCCCTGCCAGGCGCTGGGGGCCTTTTGCATGCCCAAGTGCCCGCCAGGCGCGGGCCATCACACGCCCCGGGAGGGCACCCATGCGCACGAGTTCTCTGCCCCGGTCCATGCGTCTGGACGGCGCCGGCTGGGCACACCCCTACAGCACCGCCCCTTTCTCCCCGTTCCTCTACGCGGACGGCGGGGGCGACGGCGGCTCCGGTTCCGGCAGCGGAGACGGGGGCGCGGGCGGCGGTGACGGTGGTCAGGGTTCCGGCCAGGGCGGCGGAGGCACCGGCGGGACTGGTGCTGGCGACGGCGGCCAGGGCGGCAACGGCGACGGGAAGGGCAGCTCCGGCGAGGACATCGCCAGCCTGCCCGACTGGGCCCAGAAGCTCATCAAGGACGGGCGCGCCGAGTCCGCCACCTACCGCACCAAGCTGCGGGACCTGGAGCAGCAGGCCGGCCCCAACGCCGACGTGCTCAAGCAGGTGGCCAAGGCGCTTGGGCTCGACCAGGGCGACAACGCGCCGGACGCCGACGCGCTGTCCAAGCAGGTCGAGGCGCTGAACGCGCAGCTCCGCGCGAGCAAGGTCGAGGCCGCCGCGCGCACCGCCGCCGAGCAGGCCGGCGCCCGCGCCGACCGGCTGCTGAACAGTCGGGCGTTCGCCGCCGAGCTGGACAAGCTCGACCCCGGCGCCGAGGGCTTCGGCGACGCGCTGAACGCCGCCATCAAGGCCGCCGTCGACAGCGACCCGGACCTCTACAGGACCGCCCCGAGCGGCGGCAACAAGGGCGGCGCCGAGGGATTCGGCGGCGCCCCGACCGGTGACCGCAAGCCGGCCACCCTAGCAGACGCAATCGCCGCCAAGATGAGCGGCTGATCAGACAGGAGACGCCCTCATGCCCGTGACTCTGGCCGAGGCGAAGAACAACGCGACCGACGACCTCGACGTGATGGTGATCGACGAGTTCCGCAAGGAGAGCGCCGTCCTGGACGCGCTCACCTTCGAGGACGTGGTGAACCCCGCGGGCGGGGGCGCGACCCTCACCTACACGTACCGGCGGCTGATCACTCAGCCCACCGCGGACTTCCGCCCCCTCAACACCGAGTACACCCCGAACAACGTCACCACCGAGCGGTACTCGGTGGACCTCGCGGTGCTCGGCGGCGCGTTCGAGATCGACCGCGTGATCGCCCGTATCGGGCCGTCCGCGTCCGGCTCGGTCGCCCTGAACATGCAGCAGAAGATCAAGGCCACCAAGACCCGCTTCCAGGACGAGGTGATCAACGGCAACGTGGCCGACCCGGAGGCGGACGAGGGGACCGGTTTCGACGGGCTCGACAAGGCGCTGTCCGGCTCGGACACCGAGTTCCGCGGCGACCAGATCACCGACTGGTCGGACTTCGACACCACCAGCGGTGCGGCGCAGAAGGCGCTCGACGCGCTCGACGAGTTCCTGTCGCTGCTCGACGCCGCCCCGACGATGATCCTCGGAAACAAGTCGGCGCTCGCCCGCGTGCGCGCGTGCGCACGCCGCGCGGGCATGTACGTGCAGAACCCCGTCGATGGGCTGCTGGGCCCGAACGGGCGTCCCATCGTGCGGGAGTCCTACGGCAACATCACGTTCGTGGACCCCGGCGACAAGGCCGGTTCGTCCTCGCCCATCATTCCGGTGGAGGACCGCGCCGACAGCTACACCGTGGCCCTGTCCGGCAGCCCGACCGGCGGCACGTTCACCCTGACCGTGGACGGGTTCACCACCGACCCGATCGCGTACGACGCGAACGCCACCGCGGTGCAGACCGCGCTTCGGGCGCTGCCGACCGCCAACGCCAGCACCGTCACCGTGTCCGGGACCACCACCAAGACGGCCGTTTTCCCGGGCACCGTCCGCATGTCCGGCGACGGGGCCGCCCTGACCGGCGGCACCACCCCGGCGGTAGTCGTGACCGCCACCGGCGACAACATCGGGACCGGCCTGACCGACCTGTACGCGGTGCGGTTCGGCCTCGACGGGTTCCACGGGGTGTCCACCGTGGGCGGGCAGATCGTCTCCCAGTTCATGCCGGACTTCACGACCGCGCTCGCCGTGAAGCGGGGCGAGGTCGAGATGGGCCCGGTGGCCGTGGCGCTGAAGGCGACCAAGGCGGCGGCGGTCTTCCGGAACATCAAGGTCCGCTGACCCCCGCCTGACCACGACGTGCGTAACGCACGTCTAGCCCCCTGACCTGCCTTTTCCGGCGGTCCCCGAACCACCCTCGGCCCCCGTACGTACGCGTGCGGGGGCCTTTCCGCATGCCCAGAGAGGGGCCCGCATCATGGCGCGGACAGCGCTCACCCCGGCGGCCATGGGTGCCGCCGACCCCATCGTTCTCGGTACCACCGCCGTGGCCGCGAACCTCACGGACGGCAACAGCTTCCCGTACGCCCGCGACCGGCACCTGTACGTCGTCAACGGCGACGACACCGCCCTCACGGTGACGGTGGACGCCACCGCGACCGTGGGCCCCCTGGCCCTGGCCGTGCCCGACGCCACGTTCACCGTGGCCGCCGGCGCCGCCGTCCTGCTCCCGGTGCTCGGCCGGGAGTTCATCCAGGACGACGGGTCCATCTACATCAGCTACACCGGCGCGGACGCGTCCGTGACCGTCGCCGTTCTCGACATCTGACCGGGGGGTGGCCGCGGTGCTGTACGCCACACCTGAGCAGTACGCCGCGTACGTCGACCCCGAGCCGGTCCCGGACAACGTGACCGTGCTGCTGCGCGACGCCTCCCTGATGCTGGAGTCCCGCGTCCTGCGGTACGCGCTGTACGACGTGGACGCCAGCGGGGCGCCCACTGACCCGCTGGTGGTGCAGGCCCTCGCCGACGCGGTGTGCGCGCAGGTCGAACAGTGGGACGAGCTGGGCACGTCCTCGGGGCTGTTCGGCGCCGGCTGGGGCGCGGTCTCCGCCGGCTCGGTCAGCCTGTCCCGGTCGGTGACCGCGGTGTCCGCGGCAGATTCCCCGGCGCAGCAGTTCGCGCCGAAGGTGTCCGACCACCTCACCGCCCCGAACCTGGCCTGCCGGCTGCGGCTGGGGTGGACATGGTGACGGTGCGGGGCGGCCGGGCCCGGGGCGGCCACATGCCCCAGCAGCTCTTCGTGCACTTGATCACGGTCGAGGCGTACGAGGGTGCCGGCGCGTACGGCCCGGTGTACGCGGCCCCGGTCGAGGTCGCCTGCTTGCTCGACCAACAGACGAAGTTGGTGCGCTCCCCCAGCGGCGGGCAGGTGGTGTCGTCCTCGACGGCCCTGTGCCCGCTCGACACCGTGTGCCCGCCCGCGTCGCGGGTGACCCTGCCGGGCGGCCGGGTCACGACCGTTATCAACGCGCTACGACGTGACGGCGGGCCGCTGCCCGTGCCGTCTCACCTGGAGGTGCAGGCGGAATGACGCAGCGCGCACGCTTGGTGTGGGCCGGGCAGTCCGCGATCGAGCAGGTCCGGGCGGGTGCCGCCCTCGGTCTCCGGCTCGGCGCCGAGCACGTCCTTGGCGAGAGCCGCCGCCGCGTGCCGATCGAGGAGGGCAATCTCGAACGGTCGGGGACGGCGACGGTGGACGAGGACGAGCTGCGGGCCGCGGTTGCGTACGACACCCCGTATGCGGTGCGGCAGCACGAGGACATGACGTACCGCCACGACCAGGGCCGCCAGGCCAAGTACCTGGAAGAGCCG